TCGATATTCGCCTTGCCGTCGCTCATCAGTTGCGAGGCGAGCTTCGGGCCAATCAGCACAGCGAGCTGCTTGGCGTGAGCGACGTTCGGCCGGAACATCGTGAAACTGTCCCGCTTGGCCGGTTTGCCGTCCGCGCCCTCGACAGGGACAGGGACGGCGAGCGGGATTTTAACTTCGAAAACGAGCGACATGGTGAGACCTTACGAAAACAGAATGGAGCGGCGGGTGGAATTGATGGCCTGATAGTTCCAGATGTCCCAGCCGCCCTTTTTGAAGCTGAAGCGGTGCATCACGCGACCGTCCCAATATTCGGTGTAGGACCAGATCGACTTGATCTCGTGGTCGTAGCCGGTGGCCTTGCCGCCCGCCATCGACTCGCCTTCGACCTTGGACAGACGGCCGGTCACGTCGATCGAATGCTCGTGCTCGGTACCGTCTTCCTCGGAAATCACCAGCTTCTTGCCGGTCCAGTTCTGACGGACACCGGCAGGCCCGCCGAACAGGGCAAGCGTTTCCGGCGTGTGGCTCTTCAGCTTGAACGGCATGGTGAGCGCCTTGATGCCGAGGCCGGTAATGTCCAGCTCCATGTCCGAGCCGCCCGGCTGGAAGGTTTCGGTGATTTCTTCCAGCGCTGGAAGCTTGAGCGTCTCGATGTCGAGCGCCAGATTGACGTTGTCGTTGACGTTGAGCGTGAAGCCCCGAATGATGCGCAGTGTCATGGTGGCCCCTTATGCGGCGGAGAGATAATCGGCGATCGTGCCGCCGAACTCGGCAGTCACACGGCGCTGGATTTCATTGGCGAGGGTGTCGAAGTAAGCCTCGTTGCGGCGCGAGCCGAAGATCAGGTCTTCGAGCGGCGGCGTCTCTTCGGCATCGAACTCGACGCGGAGCTTGCCGAGGCGCAGGTTCGCATTTCCGTTCATCGCCCGGTCCCAATAGACGCGACCGCCGAGGATGGCGCCAACCGCCTGCATGCTGTCGAGCAGGTCCTGAAGGCTGCGCATCACGGCGATGACATGCTGCGCCGTCAGGTTCTCGTCATTGGCCCATGGCCGGAAACCATTGATGATGGCTTTCTCGATGGTGGCGCGGGTACGGACCACGTTGACGAACTGCCAGAGGGTGTCTGTGGAGGCGGTGCGGTTGCCCCACAAAATGCGACCGTTCGTGGCGAACTGGCCGTTGGCACCCTGCGAAAGCCGGGACGGAATGAAGGTGGCGATGCCGTTCTGGTTGAGGAGGTTCGCCTCGTGATCGATTTCGCCGTCGAAATAGGTGATCGGCCGTGCCGTGCCGAGGATGCCCTTGACCTCTTGGTTCGACGGGGACCAGTAAGCGCCGCCCTTTTTCTTGTCGCGCTTCACGAACATCGCCGCCGCGAAGGGTGAAGCAGGCTTGGTCACGATCGTCGCGCCAGAAGCAACCCGGACGAATGGGTCGACCAGATAGGTGTAGCGGGAGGAAAAATCGGCTCTGAATGCGAGACTGGTCGCGGAATTGGGACCGCCCGTGTCAATAACTGCGATCGCCTTCAGCTTCTCGGAAACCTGCTCCAGCGCATCAGCGAGCGGGTTTTTAGCATCCTCAACGCGACCTGAAGAATAGCCCGGTGCGATCACGAGACCCGGCTCGACACCGACATGACCACGAGCAAAGGAAAGAGCATGAACGCCCGTCATCGACGCGGCCGAACCCTGCAACTTGGCGCGGGTGGCTTCCGGCGTCTGACCTGCCTCGCAACGGACGAACACGCACTGCGCCTCGATCCCCTGCGCCCGGATCGCATTAATAATGTCGATCGCGGTACCAGTGGTGCCGAGCGCGGCAACCTTATCGGCCTCGTGGGTGTAGAACGCCACCGGCTCATCATAAGGGAAAAGCGTGTTTGAGGCGTCCGGCGCAATGACGGCCGCGCCGATCGCAGAGCTGTCGGCCGTCTCAAGCGGCCTGCTTTCGCTGCCGGCATCTATTACGCGGACGCCGTGATTAAAATCGAGTGCCATAAGCCGTCTCCAAAGGTCGAATTGGAGACCACATTAGGAAGTCAAGCTTGACACTGTCAGGCTGACACTGTCAGGCCCGGCACAGAAAAAGGGCGGTTTTGAACCGCCCTTGAAGCCTATTTAATGACCTATTTCACGAGGCCTGTCTACTTGGCATCTGCGGCCAGTATTGATCCTCCGTGTAGTCGAGCGGGATCGGGTTCATGTCCTTCAAGGCGCGAGCCGCCCAGATGTGAGCCTGTTTATGTGCCATAGCGGCTTGCCCCATCGCGAACATTGTTTGAGCATCGAGCGGGTGCGTCGCGTTGTCGGCAGCAATCCACTCAAAATCGCTCTCACCACCGTGCCATCGGAAATCGCCCGGCTGCGCGCCGTTGACCATTATGGCCGCCAGCGCCGCCGTGGCCGCGCCCGCAATGTTTTCGCGATCCTCCGGCCGCGTCTGGTAGACGTTGCCTTGGAAGCCAAAGCCGGACGCAACGCGGATATCTCGCACGGCATCCACCATGGCGGCTGTCACGACAGGCTCTTCAGTCGGCGGCGTTTCCGTATCCCCGGCAGGAGAGTAACCCCATACGCCATCGACAAAGCGACGGACAAAGCCCTCCCTTTCCTCTGGCGGCGGTAGCGTCGTTGCATTCGCCGGAACAAGAAAACGGTCGTTTACGAGGGGATCACGGTCAGGAACCGAAGCGAACAGATATTCGCCTGTCTCCGCATTGAAATTGAAGATAGCTGGTATGCTTGATGCCTCTGACATTACCGTTCCTTAGAATTTGATGCAGGCGAGGAAGGCGGTGTTCCGGGGGCGGGTTTCGACGCCGCCAGCGGCTTGAATGCTTATCCCTGTCCCGCTAGCGTTAAGCCAGATGCCCGTCACCGCGCCCCAAGTGTTACCGAAAGAATATACGGCTGGAGGCTGGTCGGTGGAGGTTGAACGTCCCGTGCTTGACTGGCTATTCTGCACACCGCCATGAACGTGACCCGGATCGTTGACGCCGTGGTTATGGCCGGGATCATTGACGCCGTGCGAGTGAGAGGCGGTCATATGGGCTTGCCATGAGCCTACCGTGCGCCCGCTATCGACTCCGCGCCCGTCATCCGCCGACCGGAAGAATTCGCCCCGGAGATCAGGCACTCTGAAAGTGCCGTCACCGTTGTCGTGAAAGACAAACGGGCCAGAAGTCCACGTTCCCGAGGCAACAACCAAGCCGTTATGTCGCGCCCAGTTCCACAGGGCGACGTAAGCGGTTTTTTGGAAGGATGCCCCGTTCAACTTGAGAAAGCCGGGCCGCAACACAGCATCATGAGTAGGCTTCCCCACATCAAGACTGGCATAGCCCGTATAGGCCGCGCCGTTCGCCGCGAAACTCTGCCATGTCATCAGAGACTTGTAAGCATCGTGCCAGATTGGCCCGATGTTCTCGCTAGGCAGCGCATCCCCCGCAGCGAACCATTTGACACGGGCATCCAGAGCAGCCTTTTGCGAATCGCTAACAGGCTTGTCCTTGTCCGCCGTGTTGTCGGCGTTACTCAAACCAACGTCGGCCTTCTCCAAGGTCACATCGCCGGAAAGCGCTTTTCCGTTAACCTTGCGCTCGTTTGGCACCTTCTCGGCCAATCCACTCGATAGTGCTTCCGCCGTCGCGTAATACGCAGGCAGTTGCCCGCCGAACTTGAGCGTGTCCGGTGCCTTTCCGCCGATGATGATCTGGTCGATCTGCTCTTGCGCCAGAGCAATCGCGGTTTTCAGATCAACGAGCTGGGGCGCGACGTTCACCTGAATGTATTGAAGCGAAGCCTGAATACCCTGCTCGATCAGGCTTTGGAATGATGCTTCCAGTTCCTCACGGGCTGTGAGCCGCTCGTGAAGGTCGGCCATCGTGGTATTCCACAATAGCCGATCAATGAGCGTCTTCGGCCACGATGGAAGCTGATAGCCGTCAGACCTCTCTGGCATATTCAAGCACCTCGTCACCTTCCTGCGCAATGATCGCTGCAACCAGCGATCCGCGCATGTTGATTTCGTTTAGAGGATAGTAGGTGAACGGCGCGCGCTTCACGACGCGCGTCAATTTCACATCGTAGCTCTTTTCTGGATCGATCTTGAAAGCCATGGGAACCCCTTAGAGCGCGGCAATAAATGCATCCTGCACGAACGGCACGGATACAGGATTGGTGGTGGTAGCGGCCGGGCGCATGCGGGCAGCATTGGCCGCAGCGCCGAGCGTGTAGGTGGAAAGATAGGTCCGACGCGATGGCACCTGCGGATCAACAGTGATTACCGTTGCGTCCGGGTTCACAACCGTGTTGCCGACCATGATGGCAGGGGTGAAGGTGTGTCGCGCCGGATCGAAGCTATCCAGCGTGTATTGCGTCTGGACATGCGTGGTGGAAAAGCCGAACGGCAGGTTTTTGCTAACCGCTCGCATTGTACTGCGATTGCGGGCCACCCGCGAAATCGCCTTGTCGTCGAGCTGGATCATCGGCTGCAAATCGGCCGTGCCCATCATCACCATGCGCAACTCCACCGAGGCAGGAAGGCCGACAAGCGGATTTGTCGCCGGGTCGCCGTCATCCAGTTCGGTCCACACGGCCGAGCCGGAAGGGCGGATTTCCCATCCGAGCTGGCAACCGCCCGGGACCCAACCGGCAAACAGCATGTCGATTTGCGTCATGCCATCCGCGAGGTTGAGCGCCTGCATCGGAATGACGGTGCGCGGACTGCGATACCGGGCGGCATTCAGCTTGAAGCAAATATCGGTTTCCATCGACCCCTGCGCGAACGCGCCGTCTGTCGTGAGGAATTGCGTTCCGCCCGTGTACTTGTTCGCGGCCGAGATATGCAACGCATGCGCGCCGGTGGTAACCGTAACGAAGGCATAGCGCTTCCCGCTTTCCAGCAGCGTGATGGGCAGCTCAACCTTGTTCCAACCGACCTTGATATCGGCGTGTTTCAGGATGCCTTTTGCCAGCACCGCATCGAAACGCGGAACGCCGCCAGCCGTGGTTTCCACGATCAGGACGTGGACGTCACCATCATTCCCGACGCGGGCAAACGACAGTTCAAGGCTGGTCGCCTGCATGGGTTGGGCAACAAGGAAGGTCTGGCCGTAAATCGAGCCGTTAAGGCCGATTTGTTCGGTGACATATTCCCAATAGACCTCGTTATAGTTCTCATACCGGATTTGCCGGACACCATAGGTCTGGTGACCCGGGCCGCCGTTGGCGCGGATATCGACAATCTGAAATTCCTCGCCGCCGATGTTGAATATCTGCCCGACACGCGCATCGCCGCCCAGAGCCGACCAGCCCGCCTGATTTTCGCAAGCCCATTGCGTCGGGCCGTAGGTGACACGAACACGAGAGGCTTCCTTGCGGATAGCTGTGATCTCGGTATGCACCAACTGCGAAATCAGCAGCGTGGAATCAAGCGCGGTATTTGCGATGCGGGTTACTTCGTCAAAGACTGGCACCATGCGACGGCCACGGAAGTAGATCTTCGGATCATCTTCCGCCTGGACTTCGAGCCGGGCTTGCGCCTCGGCGGCAAAGCCGAACCGCACGCCTTCCTCAATGCGCGCCAGCCAGTCCACATGGGTCATGTCCCAACGGTCGAGAGTGAGCGCCTGATCGAAAACGTAAGCACGCGATTCATCCGGCAGATCAACTTTCAGGCGGGCAGCTCCGATATCGCGCTGCATCTGACGGATAATGACCGGGCGCGGGATTTCCGTCAGCTTAGCCTTGATGTTGACGATCTGCGTTTCAATCGTCTCGGTCCGCATGAACAGGCCATCAAGATCGACTTCCAGCGATGTTACTCGGCCCTCCACTTCGTAGAGGGTTTTCACGCGGTCGCCGTTAGCCGGCTCGATGGTATCGACGCCAGAGGCAGTCAACAGCACGAAAGCGATGCATGCGTCCGTTGCGTCCACAAGCGGCTTGACCGGAACCGGATTTGCTTCGCCTTGCTGCACGATCAGCTCGACAACGCGGCGGATCGTCTTTGGCGTGGTGCGGTTGACGATGACACTGGTCTCGGGATCGTCCGATGTTTCAAATGGACGGGTTTCCGTGTCGGTGACTTCTTTGCCACGCAAGAGGATGGCAACCCACCGCTGATCGGATGCAGCAACCGGGATATGAAGCTGAAGGTTCATATCCTTCGGTGCGGCCTGCGCGTAGACGATCTTGCCAGCGACATAGCGCCCGGTCGAAACCGTAATTTCCTGCGCGGATTTGCGGGCCACCGTAAAGGCTGCCCAATGGGCGGGGTAGCCGATGGCATCGAGCCAAAGATGATCGGTCGCGTCCTGCGATTGCAAACCGATCGCTTCGAAGTCCGCATGATCGGCGATTTCGGCTTCCGCGAAAGAAGTTCTCTGCATGTCTGTTTCCCTCAATCCAGCCGCTTGCGGTCCATGTAACCGCCGAAGGCATGGCTTCCGTCGATGAAAATATTGTCGTTAAAGGTGATGCCGCGCCGCCATGCGAAGGACACGGAATAGAGCGTGTCCGGCGTCTTGGCGGTGACCATGGCACGCTTGGCGCGGCGGATTGGTTCAAGACTGACACTGGTCATAGCGGCGCGCCCGAAGGCGCTGCGGCCAATCTGGAAGCGATTGCTATGAGCGGTTAGTGCCACCTTGATGAGATAGTGCGCAGTGAATGGCTGATGTGCGATCGGCGTGCGGCCGATAACGGCACGGCCAAAAGTGAAACGGGCGGGATGGGCGATGCGGTCAATGATATCGGCATCCACGAAAGCCAGATAGCGCTTCAGGCCGACAAGCGTGCCTTTCAGGGCCGCCAACCGCGAGCCGGGATAAAGAACTGAGCGCCCGGCACATTGAGCGATCATTTCCCGCTTCCGCTCCTCGCTCCAGTCGTCGTACCAGAGGTCAACCGAATGGTGCGCGGCGAGATAGGGCAGCAGCCGCGCTTCCGTCTTGTACGGGTCCATCAGGTCGGCGAAAGGCACAGCCAGGTCATCGGACATGCCACCGGCAAGCGCGTATTCAAAAGGCTCGGAATTGGACGGAAGAAGCGCGGCAACGTCCCTCATGTCCGAACCTCCGTTACCACCGTCAGCCCGATCATGACCGGCACGGTATATGGATCAGGCTCGATCGTCACCGGCGCGAGGTCGCGCACCTTCACGATGTTGCCGCCATAGGCAGCGCCGGAGAGGAGGCCTTCAGGAATTTCACCGCCGACGGTGGTTCGCTCGATCGCTGCGGCCGTCACACGCTTTTCCGCCTCGGCCTTCAGCAGATCAGGCGATGGACCGGTCCCGACGATCTCCAGCACTAGAGACACCTGATATTCCCTGCGGGTCGCGGCCATGATGGAAACGCTGACAGCCTCCGGCGTGCGGTCTGGATCGAGAACAGCGGCGCGCACGGTCGCCAGTTCGGCCGAGGTCGGTTCACGGCCGAAGGGTCCAATCAACACAACATCGGTGTCGCCGCGACGGCCGTGGATAGCGCGACCGTTGATCCGGGCGTCCCAAAGACCGAGTGTCCTGTCGTCAGTCTGCGGCCATGCCGTCCATGCATCATAGAGGTAACGGCCGGGCGAACCG